CTAGAACGTGTTGTTCGCATTATGAATTAGATGCACGCGAATATATGTCAGACCCTTCCAGACCGAAACCATTTCAACCGCGTGGAGCATTAGATGGCAATGTGATAGATACAAAAATGGCACAATCAATGTCGTTTTCATTGCGCTGGGGCAATTCGTGTGGAACCCCGTTTGATAAAAATAAGTTTTGTAATGAAAATAGAGTTTGGGATTTTTTACGACCATATTTGCACGATAGACCACAACAGCCATGGACTACTTTTACGATATCTAACGCTAATATAAAATTAAAAAATAAGATACCAAAAAATAAGATACCAAAAAATAAGATACCTAAAAATAAAACACCTAAAAAAAAAAGTGTAAGAACAATAACAATGAAAAAACGCTCTAAATTTGTTGTTTAGTTATAAACATAATTAGTTATAAATATAATTAGTTATAAACAGAATTAGTTATGAATATAATTAGTTATGAAAATAATTATAATAAAATTAATTATAATATTAATAAGAATAATATTATAAAAAAATAACATTATATTAATATAATGGATACAGTCGCTTGGAATTTAATTGACAAATATTTTAAAGATACTCCGTATAATTTAGTAGCACACCATTTAGACTCATATAATGATTTTTTTAGCAAAGGAATTTTTCAAATATTCCGTGAAAATAATCCAATTCGTTTCATTGAGCGTGAATCGGAAGAAACAATTGATTCTAGTGGCTTTAAAAAAGTAAAACCACTAATTGCAAATGTTGATAATAAAGAAACCCCAAATGAATGTCTAATATATTTGGGAGGAAAAAACGGGGATAAATTGTATTTTGGAAAACCAATTGTTTATGATGAAGATACTTCTAATGGCGCAACCAAACAATATCCTCATTATATGTATCCAAATGATGCACGTCTAAGAAATATGAATTATGGGGTTACAATTCATTATGATATTGATGTTGAATTTATTTATTATAATGGCGAACAGAGAGTTGAAGAAACTAAAACTTATGAAAAAATATATCTAGGACGTTTTCCTATTATGATTCACTCTAATTTATGTATTTTAAAGGGGTTATCAACCGAGGCTCGTTTTAATGTAGGAGAATGTCGTAATGATTTTGGTGGGTATTTTATTATTAATGGTAAAGAAAAGGTTATTGTAAGTCAAGAAAAATTTGGTGATAATATGCTTTATGTTAGAAAATATAAAGAAGATGAATTATACAGTTTTTCTTGTGACGTTCATTCTGTTTCTGAAGATAGTTCTAAACCAATTAGATTTAGTTCTGCTAAAATTGTGGCTCCAGATGCTAAATATACTAACAACCAAATTGTTATTGATATTCCAAATGTGAAAAAACCAATACCATTGTTTATTCTTATGAGAGCTTTGGGTGTTATATCTGATAAATCAATTATTGAATATTGTTTACTAGATTTAAAATCAAACTCAAATATGGTTGATTTATTTATTTCATCCGTTCATGATGCGAATTCAATTTTTAATCAACAAGTTGCGTTAGAGTTTATATCCAAATTTACAAAAAGACAAACAGTATCAGCAGTTCAAGATATTTTAATGAATTATTTTTTACCACATGTTGGGGAAACCAATTTTCTTAATAAAGCATATTTTATTGGATTTATGGTTAATAAGTTATTGAGAGTTTTTATAGGAAAGGAAGCGCCTACAGATCGAGATAATTTTAAATTTAAACGCATTGAAACATCTGGAACTCTTATTTATGATCTATTTCGTGAATATTATTTAATACAAAAGCGAAACATTTTTTTAAAGATTGATAAGGAATTTTATTATCATCGGGGCGAATATAGAACTAACTTTGTCGGGTTAATTGAAAATAATTTAAAGGGATTTTTTAAAGATAGATTAGTTGAAGATGGGTTTAAAAAGGGATTTAAAGGTAATTGGGGCAATGACGTTAATACAAAGCGTATTGGTTTAGTTCAAGATTTAAATAGATTATCTTGGTTTACTCATATTTCTCATCTTAGAAAAATCAATTTACCATTAGACCCTACTGCTAAAATAGTTGGACCGCATTTATTGCATAGCACTCAATGGGGATTAATCGACCCGGTCGATACTCCAGATGGTGGAAATATTGGATTGCATAAACATATGTCAATTAGTACTGCTATTACAAACGGCTTCTCAGCATATCCACTGATTAAATGGATTAAAGCTAATACTCCATTAAAAGTGTTAAATGAATGTAGTCCAAGTGTTTTAGCTAGTAGCACAAAGGTTTTCATAAATGGCAATTGGATTGGAGTATTAGATAACCCAATTCAAACGGTTAATGTATTGAAACTTTTTAGAAGAAATGGTATTATTCCAATATATACGAGTATTTCATTTAGTTATGAATCGAATATTATTTATATTTATACCGATAATGGTAGGTTAACTAGACCTATTTTTTACAGGGATATTATTGTTGGGGAAAAAGAAACTTTTTCGTATGGGAAATTGTCATACGAACACGGGACTATTAAAGACATTATTGAATCAAGAAAATACACTTGGAGCCAGGTAGTTTCTGGATTTGAACGTAAACACGATGAAACCTTCAATATTCGTAACAATATATTGTATGATGTTAATAAACTTTACCCTGGTTATGATTCATTAGACAAAATATTAGAGTTTTTTGAGAGAAATCGTTCCATTATTGATTATATTGATACATCTGAGGAAGAAAGTTCTTTAATTGCAACAAGACAAATCGATATCAAATTGAATAAATATTATACTCATTGTGAAATAGACCCATCGCTTATATTGGGCGTTTTAGGTAATTGTATTATTTATCCTGAATCAAATCAATTTCCCCGTGATTGTTTTTCTTGTGGACAAAGTAGACAGGCGGTTTCGGTTTATCACTCTAATTCTCAAATGCGAATGGATAAAATGGGGGTTACATTAAATTACGGACAAACTCCTTTAATTAAATCTCGTTATTTGGAATATATTAATCACGAAGAACAACCTTATGGAGTAAATGCTATTGTAGCAATTATGTCTTATACTGGTTATAATGTGGAAGACGCAATTTTAATCAATGAGGCGTCTGTAAAACGAGGCATGTTTAATACAACTTATTTTACCACATATGAGGCGAGAGAAGAAAGTTCCAAGGTGTCTGGCTCCTCAGTTAATTCCTTTTTTACAAATATTGAAACTAAGCCAAATGTTAAAGGAATAAAAGATGGTTTTGATTACAGTAAACTGGATGCTTATGGGTTGGTGAAAGAAAATACCCCAATTGATGACCGTATTGTTTTAATTGGAGAAGTTACCACTATTTCCGACCAAAAAGGGTCTTATATTGATAATTCCAAGACAACTAAAAAGGGACAATTGGGATATGTTGATAAAGCATTTATTAGTGAGGGAGAAGAAGGGTTTCGAATTGCTAAAATTAGAATTCGTGAAGAGCGAATGCCTGCTATTGGCGATAAAATGGCTTGTGCTTTGCCAACTCAGCAAGTATTAACCGATAAAGGATGGATTGAAATTAAAGATATTGATATAACGATGCATAAGGTAGCAACATTAGATGCTAATGGAAATATGTGTTATGAACTTCCAGTAAACAAATTTGAATATGACCATAATGGAAAAATGTATTCAGTTAAAAATACACAAGTTGAATTTGTATGTACGTTAAATCATAAATTATACGTAAGCCGAGAAACCGGTGCATTTGAATTAATAGAAGCAGGCCATATTAGAGGACAAACCTGTAAATTTAAACATAATATGAACAATAACTTGCCTGAATTAGACACTATTGAAACTAATGGTACTTGTGTTAATACAAACGTTTTTTTAAGTTATATAAATATGGATTATATAATTAATAAAGAAGACGCCAATAAAGAAGACGCCAATAAAGAAGACGCCAATAAAGAAGACGCCAATAAAGAAGACGCCAATTATCCATTAATATTTTTTAATAATATTCACTCTATGTTGTTTAATAATAACGATACACAATTACCAGATTATATATGGCACTTTTCACAAACCCAATGTTTACAGCTACTAACAATATTACAACAAATTAAAACTATCCATTTGAGTTTAGCAAATGATATTTCAAGATTTTACGTCCATTGTGGGTATTCTGGTGTTATTAATTTTTTTAATACCAGTAATCTATACAATGTTGAGTTAATTGAAGAAAATGAACCAACGATTGATTTACTGGAAGGAGCATCTGAGGAAACCTTAATTAGCATTAATGATTATAACGGAAAGGTATATTGTATTGAAATGCCATCGTCTCATTTATATTATATGAGAGAGCGCGCGTTTGCTCCATCTATTCTCATAGGAAATAGTAGGGCCGGACAAAAAGGAACATTGGGGCTTATTATACCAGAAGAGGATATGCCATTTACATCGGACGGACTCAGACCCGATATGATTATAAATCCACATGCGCTCCCATCTCGTATGACAATCGGCCAATTGGTTGAATGTTTATTTGGAAAGGCGTGTTGTTTGTATGGCGGTTATGGAGATTGCACCGCATTTGCAACAAAGGGAGCAAATTTTAATACATATGGCCCAATGTTAACCAAAATGGGTTATCATAATAGTGGTAATCAAATTTTGTATAATGGTTATACCGGGGAACAACTGTATTCCGAAATATTTATTGGACCTACATATTATATGCGTTTAAAACACATGGTTAAAGATAAAATTAACTATCGCGCAACTGGTAAGCGTAATTTTTTGACGAGACAAACCAATCAGGGACGTGCCAATGACGGCGGACTAAAAATTGGTGAAATGGAGCGCGACGGTATTATGGCTAACGGTCTATCATATTTCTTAAATGAATCATACATGGTAAGAGGAGACCAATATTATATGGCGATTTGTAATAAAACCGGTTCAATTGCTGTTTATAATTCAGACAAAAATTTATTTTTAAGTCCATTCGCGGATGGGCCTTTATTGTTTAAACGTAATGTGGAAGGTAATGAAATTTTAGATGCTATAAGTAAGTTTGGTAGGTCGTTTAGTATTGTAAGAGTCCCGTTTGCTTTAAAATTATTAATCCAAGAATTACAAGTAATGAATATTCAAATGAGAATTATTACAGAAGATAATATAGATCAACTAACAAATTTATCATTCCAATCTAGAAATATTGATAAACTATTACAGATCGATCATGGAGATGATGGGATGGTTGAACGAGATATTAAGGAAATTGTTGAAAATTATAAGAAGGCCATGGAATTGAAATCAATACAAGTTGATACTCAAGATAGACAAAATAAACAAGACATACAAAATAACAAAAATGTAAATTATGAACCACATAATGTTATGCAACCGTTTGCACCAGAACCAACTGGCGAGAGTCCAAGTTTTGATTATGGTTTTTGGCAAACTGGAATTACCCCGCCAGATAGTAACCAATCGGCATCACCTCAATATGCCCCAGGATCTCCTGCATATGTTCCTCCCGACTCTTCTTCTTATGCTCCAGGGTCTGGAACTCCGAAATATCCTCCTTCTCCTTTTTTTGCAAACAATGGATCCCCGAATTTTCCGTCTGATAATAATTTCCCGTCTGATTTAGCACCGTATTATACAAATTTATCTGAGGCAGAAAAGATAGAATTATCAACCCAACCACGCGAAGACATTATTGAATATTTGAACAGTTTAAAATCAAGCAAGCTTGGTGGTGCAATAAATGCATTTCCTAATGATTTAAACATGAATGCGTCATTTAATATGTTGTCGGGTTCAAGTCAATCGCGAATATTACAAATGCCATCAGACCAAAGAGGCGGTGTTATGAGAGACATTATGTATGCAAGTGCTAGACAACAAACGGGCGGAACACAACCTCAAATACAACAACTGCAACAACAAATTCAAATACAACAACTGCAACAACAATTGCAACAACTGCAACAACCACTTCAACAACTGCAACAACCACTTCAACCCGATTTTAAAATTCCAGTTTCAATTCAAACACAATTAGCCGATAAGTATCCATTAATCGCAGTAGACGAAATTACAAACAATTTAACTGCTAATAATTCAAATACGACTGATACAAGCGGATCAACGAATAATAATTCTAATGACAAAAACATAAGAAAAATATCATTTTAACAAATATCATTTTAACAAATATCATTTTAACAAATATCATTTTAACAAATATCATTTTAACAAATATCATTTTAACAAATATCATTTTAACAAATAT